CTCCAGTGCAACAGGGCAACAATCCCTTTACTCAAAAATCTACTATCTTTAAGAAGTTCCCCGACCGCAGGATAAATACTTATCCCGACCCAACCGACGAACTCTACGATGAAAAAGAGTTTACTCGCTTTGCCCTCCGCAACAACTACGAACTATCGTTCAAAGCTCAAGTTACTCCTTACGAAACTAAGTGGGGCTGGGTAGAAGAACCGCGCTTCTTCCTTACTCTCAGCAAGCGTCTCTACGACGACGCCGGTGCGCCCCGGGTTAACGAAAAAGGCACGCCTGTTGTGGCAAAGCTCCGTCAGTTCATGGTCCACGACGACCCAAGTGGTTTTATCCAAACCGCTCACGACATGCACCTCGACATCGAAGGTTTAAGCGACCAAGACCTACTCGACACCGTCCGCTATTCAATCTTCAAGGGATTTTTACTCGACTTCTTCTTCCCTCCTAAGGTCGAGGTCTACACCAACCGCATCAAGCAAGAGGTTATCGGTGGTATGGTTGTCGAAATCAAAGAATCTTCGACGTTAGCGTAGGCTCCAGTGCCAATCTATAAACCGCACGAGCGCCAGAAAGAGGCACACCGAGCTTTTTTAACCGATGGCTTTAAACAAGGTGTGCTGTTGTGGTCTCGCCAGAACGGTAAGACCTTCTGGTCGGTTAACCACGCCTGGATGTCGGCTGTCGCCAAGCAGGGGCGCTATTTTATCGTCTTCCCAACCTATAAACAGGCCAAAGACACTGTCTGGGCCCAATATCTCCATACCATACCCAAGGAGCTGATTAAAGAAGTAAACGCCACCGACCTGAAAGTCACCCTCCACCATTTGAAGGGAACCCTGAAGCTACCCGATGGCACAGTGATTGAAGCAAACCACGACCCCGACCTACCCCCGTCTACAATCGAGTTAAAAGGTTCCGATGATGCCGATAGGTTGCGCGGTATGAAAGCTAACGGAATAATATTTGACGAATACGCCATCCAAGAGCCCGAACACTGGGACTCGGTCTTCCGCCCAATGTTTACGACCACCGGTGGTTGGGCGGCCTTTATTTCAACCCCAAAAGGCTTCAACCACTTCTACGATATGGTGCTACGGGCTGAAGCTAACCCTAAAAGCTGGTTTTTAAGCAAATCTACCTGGCGCGACAATCCCTACATCGACCCCGACTACATCGCCGACACTCGCCGCGACTACGACGACAAGGGGGAGCTGTCGACCTTCATGCAAGAGTACGAGCTAGAGTTTCGCAGCGTTGAAGGCGCCGTCTATCCCGAGTTTAACCGCGATATACACGTTATTGACCCCGACAAAGTACCGCTCGAAGGTACGATTTACGCCGGGATTGACTTTGGTTGGGAAAACCCGAGTGCTGTTATTTTTGTTCTTATAGATAGGGAAGACAACTGGTATATCTTTGACGAAATCTACGCCACCAAGACGATTACCAAGGATATGAGCCAGATTATTAAGACTAAATTGGGCGACAAACGACTCACCCTACTCGTTGGCGACTCTGCCCAGCAAGAAAACATCGAGATTATGCGCCAAGAAGCACTACCTATCGTGCCTGTTAGCAAAACCACTGGTTCTATCCAGGCAGGTATCGCTTTAGTTGGCGAGAAGCTCAAGCCCCGCATTCAATTAGTCGGCGACCCTAAGCCCAAGATGTACGTCAGCTCCACTTGCCGCCACTTTATCGAGGAAATGGAAGGCTACCGCTACCCAAGCAAGAAACTCGACCGCAATCTGCAAGACGTGCCGATTAAGAACAACGACCACGGTTGCTTTGTAGCAGGAACAATCGTAAATAGAAAACCGATAGAACAAATTGGTGAGTATATGGGCAACAAAAAAGTTTACGAGTATCAGTTAGGTAATACGACAGTTACAGTTACGCCAGACCACCCTATTTTAACCGACAGGGGGCTTGTCCGAATAGATACCTTGCGATACACTGATACTATATGGCAAAAACGATTGTTTACGACGGTTACAAATGGTCAAGAAACCCCAGTTCCTCTATCTGGAGCGATAAGATGTATTACCTCAGCTCTCGCAAGACAGATGCAGGCCATAGGGAGAGACTCCACCGATATGTCTGGCGGCAAGCAAACAGCAAGATACCCGCTGGCTTTGATATTCACCACCTTGATGGCAATCCCCTCAATAACGCACTTACTAATCTCGGCTGCTTACAGTCTAGCGAACACCAAGGCCACCACGCCACTAGTGAGAAGCGCAAAGAGAATGGTAGAAAACAAGCGCCGTTTGCTATCAAAGCTGCTGCCGAATGGTCAAAAACCAAAGAAGGTCAAGCCTTTAGAAAAAAAATGGGCAAAGAAAACGCCAAGTATTTCCCAAGGTATAAGATTGAAAGAAACTGCGACCTTTGCAAAAAGCGATACGTTGCAAAAACACAGTTTGGTAGATGGTGCCACCCAAACTGTAAAGCCACTGCGCTACGTTGGAGTAAGGCCAACCTACAATCTACGAACGAAAAGTGGTATGTATCAGGCAAACGGAATCGTCTTTAGCAACTGCGACGCAATTAGGTACCTTGCCCTGCACATGAAATATGGTATGGAAAAGGGCGACCGACCCATCAAGGTCAACCTCCAGTTTAACCAGTACGGTATGTTGGAATAGGTAATGTATACTTATATAAGAAAGGCAAACACAAATGGCACGAAATGAACGCTGGTTGCAAGACCTCGCCCAGCACGTTGACGCAATACCCTATGGGGACGTCATTGTCACAATTGAACGGCGCAAAAACCGCACCACTAAAATTGCCCCCCAAACTGTCGAAACCTTCACTTATGACGATAACAATCTGGCTTTTACAGAAGTCGTCACTATTCTTCAAAACTTAGCATCAGTCAACTTCAGTGGCAACGTCCGTTTATCTATCGAGATGAAAGACGGCAACCTGACTAAAATGGGGTATTATGATGAGAAGTACCAGCTCTACAATTAAATAGGAAACAAACAATGCAAGACGAAACAAAAAAAACAGAAAATGAGACTGAGGTGACGACCCTCCAATCGGACTTTGCCTACGACCTTCGTAGCCACGACGATGCCATAATTGACTATGATGCTTACGAAGCCATGTTCCTCAGTCGTACTTACGACTCTGTTAGCCGTAAAGTTGGTAGCAACATTACTGACGGGGCCAGCGCCACGATTGTGATTGAACGGGCTGCTCGTGTTGTTGGCCAGTTGCCTACCGGACAGGTGAAAGCAGCCGGCAAGAAAGACGCCGGCAAAGCCGCACTTATGGACATTATTCTCCAAAAGTACATTTACCCGAACGCCAACGCTCAAATGCCTTTCTTAATGAAAGTGCGCGAGTGGCAGCTCAAAGCCAGTGTTTACGGCTGGATGCCGATGTACTATGACTGGGATGTTTCGCCAAGTGGCTATGTTGGCCCCGAGTGCTGGCTTTGGAACCCTCGCAACTTTATACCCCAAACTGGGCGCAGCTCTATCTCGGAGATGGACTATGTCCACGCTATTTCTGAAGTTGGCAAAGAGTACCTACAGGGCTTGCTCGATGATGACGGCTGGGACCAAGAGAATGTCAAGGCCCTAATTGACCTTGTAGAGAGTTCAGCTATTAGCCCCGACACTAAGCGCGACACTTACGGCTCCCGCCTGCGCCAGAGCCAACAAACACCCAAAGCAATTCGCCTAGCCACTCGCTACGAGTCAGGCAAAGACGGCCACTGGATTACGTTCGCCCCCGACCACGGCTATCTCGTCCTGCGCGACATACCTAACCCTCACAAGAGCGGCAAGATTCCGTTTGTTATTAAGTATTGTATTCCTACCTACGACAGCTTCTACGGCCTGGGCGACTTCCAGCGAATGAAGCCTATCCAGTTCGCCAAAGACGGCGTCACCGGCTTCTACTTTAGTGGTATTAAGATTAACTTGTTCCCTCCAACCGTCGTCAACACGCACGGTGTTGTCAAACACAGCCTAACCAACATTACTCAACCAGGCTCGATTATTGAGGAAAAGATACCAAACAGCGTCCGCCGATTAGAAACCTCGACCGCCGGTCTTTCGACCTACCAAGCGGCCGTTACCCAAATGCAGGGCTCACTACTCAACATTGCTGGCACCACCGACACAACCGCCAACAGCTCAAGCGCTCTCGACCCTGGCTTTGGCAAAACACCAGAAGCCCTGAAGCAACTTGGCGCTCGTGAGTCAACCCGCGACAACCAAGACCGCTTCTACCTCGAACAGGCCCTCAGTGACCTCATAGAAGGTATGCTCAGCCTGATTCCTGAAGTTGGCACAGCAACAATGCCTGTCGACCTATTCAGTGAAGACGTGGACGCTATCATCGCTGCCGGCCACGGTGACATTGCTGAGTTACTAAAGGTAAACGAAAGCGAGCAGTCAGCCCGCATCGACATTAAACCAGGCAACCTCAAAGGCGTCACCTACCGCTTCCAGTTTGACCCAGGCAGTACAGCCGCCGCCGATAAAGAAGCCCAAAAGGGTGCCATTATCGAGCTACTCGGTGTCTTTGGTAAGTTCCAAAACGAATTACAGACAATGCGTGAAACTTCTGGTAAAGAAGTTAACTGGGAAGGTATCTTTAGCCAGTATGGTGCTATCACTGGGCTACCAGGCTTAGAAAACCTATTCGTCCAAGCCCCACCGCCACCAACCCCTAACCCACTCGACCCAAGCCAGGCTGTCCCACAAGGTGCCCAGGCTGCTCCAACCGGCCAGGCCCCGGAACAGGGTGTCCAGCCAACCGCTATGCCCCAACCAGTCCAAACCCAAATAGCCGGCACCACTTTCTATGACCCACACACATCACAGGCTGCTCAACAGATTATGCAGATGGCTGGCAATAAGTAACCAAAAGGAGATAGTCAATGGCAAATAGCCCAATAGACCAAAGTGCAATGCTTGGGAGTGCTGAATTTGAAGATACTGCAATTGTGGCTGCGCCCGAAGAACAGGCATTCGCCTCAGTTGCGGGCGATAAGAAGTGGACGGTGATTACCGACTACCTCAAAGGTCGCCAAGAGTTCTATCGCAGCTACATGCCTGATGGCCGTAGTATCGCAGACGTAGCCCCCGAAGAAGCGGGCGGTTGGTGGAAGTCAGCGGCTATTATAATCGCTGAGTTCGACGAGCTCATATCTACCGTGGAGACTACCGCCGATGCTGTTAAGCGCAACCGATAACATAGAGTGGTACGATAAAAAGGGCGTCGAGCGCCCTGCCGAGTTTCCGCACCTGTCACAGGCCGAACAAGACGAAGTTCTCCACAAGATACGCAGCACTCGTAAGTGCGAATGGATACAGCAAGGCCCTGAAATAATCTGTCAAAACTGTGTGAATACCCACGGTATGTCCATCGGTAGAGATGACTTATTAGCTGGTACCGACTCCAGTGGCGCCCCCCTCTTTAAGAAGGTTACAATTCTCTGATATACTAGAATTACAAAGCGTCGCCAATGAGCTTGTCCCCAGAGGACGAACGTGGGCCGATTAACAACTAGGAGAACAAACATGGACGAAAATACAAAGGTAGAAGATACCGCTTCAGAACTGTCCCCTGAAGAAACGCAAGTAGACACGAGTGCCGAAGAACAAGAAGTAGAGCAGGAAGCCGTAGAAGAACAGGCCGACACATCTAACGATGATGCGGTCGAAGAAGTAACCGAAGCTCCTGAGGAACCGACTGTTTCACGCCGTGAGGACCGACGGGTCAAGAATCTCATCGAAAAACTACAATCTACTGGCAGCGAACTACGACAAGCTAAACAGCAACAGCAATACAAGCCGCTAGACTACAACGAAGGCGAATACGACGTTGACCAACTCCGTGCTGACCGCGACCAGTTCGCCAATCAGCGCTACGAGGAAGGCCAATCTACCGCCATCGACCTCTATCGTCAAGAACGCTGGCAAGAAAAGCTCGAAGCTGACGAAGCCTTAGTAGCAAGCAAAAACCCTGTCCTCGACCGCAATAGCGATAAGTTCGACCCCGACACTACCTCTATTGTTAACGAAACCTACCTCGCAACAATTGGTTTCGACAAGAAGACCGGTAAAGTAGCCAACCCCAACTTGCGCTATACCGACTTTGTAGATGGCTTTTTATACGCCGTTGAACGAGTCGCCGATAGCCGCACCGCGGACACCACCACTGAAGTTGCTAAACAAGTCTCGAAAGCGGGCGTCCGCCCAACTGCGAGCACCAAAAAAGGTTTCGTACTCAAACCTGGAGCCATAGCCGCTATGAGCGCCGAAGAATACGAGAAAAATCGTGTCCAAATCCAAAAGGAAATTAACCGAGGATTTGGCATTTAACAAACAAAAGGATAAACCAAAATGCCTACATTAGGTTCAAACGTAACAGGTGCTATTGCAGCAACCGCTCAATACGTTCCAGAGCAATGGACGAAAGAAATTGAAAAGCCTTTCTACAAAGCCCTACAACTTGCAAAGGTCGTTCGTCGACGCGATGCAGAAGTGCCAAACGGCGACACTCTAAACATCCCATTCTTGGGTACCGTTAACGCTCGTGCAAAAGCCGGTGGTACAGCCGTAACCTACGACTCACCCGAAGGCACGCCTATCACGCTATTAGTTAACAAACAGTACTACTCAGCTATACTTATCGAAGATTTCGCTAAGGTACAAGCTAGCTACGAACTTGCTAACGAATTCCGTGGTGCACAAGCTGAAGCAGTTGCTCGTCAAATCGACACTGACTTAGCTGGTGAATATGCTAACGTAACTACAACTACCGCTGGTGGTGCCGTTGTTGATGACGCAGACGTACTTGCTACTGTCTACGCCCTTGACGCAGCTGACGTGCCTCGCGACGACCGCTTTGGTGTCATCGGTGCTGGTGCAATGAACGACCTGTTGAACGTCAACAAGTATGTTGCATACGACCAAACTGGTGCTAAAGGTGTTGCAGTTAACGATGGTATGGTTGCAGATGTCTACGGTTTCAAGATTCTCTTGAGCAACAACGTAGTATTCTCAACGACTGGTAAAGAGCTATTCTTCCAAAAGAAAGCTATCAGCCTTGGCCTACAGTTGAAGCCTACCTACAAGATGGAAGACTCAGTTGACTTCATCGGTATGAAGACTGTACTACACTCAATTTATGGGGTGAAGACAGAACGACCTGGTGCAGGTGCTGTTATCACACGCGCAACAGCTGTTTAGTAGTAATACTAGGCAACTTAAAGTTAAGCCCCACTTATGTGGGGTTTTTCTTTATGCTAAGATAAAGAGGTACATTTAACAGGAAAAACAGATAGCCAATGAAACCCCTACACTCTCTCGTGTTGATTAGAATAGAAACCAATGATGTGACCGCCTCGGGCATTATTACCACAGGACTATCCAAGTCACGACCACCAGAAGGTGTCGTAGAGGCCGTTGGCCCCGAAGTCACGAGCGTCCAAGTGGGCGACAAGGTATTGTTCTCGCGCTACGGCTCCATCAACACCTCCGATAAAGACTTGCGACTCTGCCAAGAGGCCCACGTTTTAGCGGTACTGTAATGGAAGACCGAGAAGACTACAGCGAGCTTCGTGAGACCAACACGATACTTGAACTTACCCAAGACGGCATTGCCCGCGCCGACCTTAAAGATTACGGCGGCACCGCTACCGTCACAATGGAATGGGACCTCAACGAAGACGCTATCCGTGACAAAGTTTTCCGACTCAAAATAAACAACCAAGAAGCCCTACTCGACCTAAACGAGTTGCTTCATTACACACGAGTCCTATAATGCAAGACTTTAATACACAATTAGAAGAAATCCAAAACAGCCGCCCCGAGCTAGTCGCTTTAAAAAGTGTAGCCACTGAATTACAAAACGTTCAGGGGGCTATTACTGCTAGCGCCACTAGCCAGGGTGCAGTCTCTAAAGAACAGGTTGGCGCGCTCAAAACACTGGAGAGTGCTTTAAAAGCCCTCCTCGATAAGCCCGAAAAAGAACTGGACGTATCAACAGTCGTTACCGAGCTCAAAAGCCTGTCAGAGGGCCTTAAAAGCGTTCAGACAGCCGTTAAAAGTATCGACGTCAAACCGCAAGTTACTGTCGACGCCCCAACCGTTAACGTGCCTGCGCCCAAAGTTACCGTCCCTAAAATAGACCTCAGCAAGCTAGAGAGCCTAATTAACGGCTTGCCGGAGGCTATTGCTCGCTTAATACCGGAGACCCCTGAAACAGACCTCTCCACTCTTACTGACGGCCTCGGTGCCCTTAAGTCAGTCATGGAAGATGTCCGCGACCGCCCTATCCCTATTCCGCAAATGGGTACTATTAAAGTTACCAACCCAGACGGCTCTCTTGTCTCTGGTGGAGGTGGTGGCGGCGCCCTGAACACCGCCCTTAAAGGCGTAACCGCAGCTGGCTATCCAACCTCCACTGCCGCTAGCGCAGACCGCCAACCCCTAGACGTTACCCTTCGAGATACTTCAGGCGCACCCGTAGCCGTAGGCGGTGGTACGCAATACGCAGACGGTGCAGTTCGCGGTACAGCCACTGGTACAATCGCCATGGGCGATGACGGCACAAACATCCAATCTATAAAGACAGACTCATCTGGTGTATTAGCTATACAAGACAACGGTGGCTCTATCACTGTAGACGGTACATTCTTCCAAGCTACTCAACCCGTTAGCGCCGTTACCCTACCGCTACCGACAGGCGCAGCAACCTCCGCCCTGCAGCTTCCGAATAACCACAACGTTGTCGTAACTTCTGCCCCAACTACGGCAGTCACCGGCCCATTAACCGACGCCCAGCTCCGCGCCACAGCCGTACCCGTATCGGGAACCGTCACGGCCAACGCCGGTACCAACCTTAATACCTCCGCGCTTGCTCTTGACGCTACACTCACTAACCGCACCCAGAAGTCACAACTGACAGACGGAACGCGAGACGGAACTATAAAAGCCGCTTCTACCGCAGCAGTTGCTGGCGACACCGCCGTTGTTGTAGCTATTAGCCCGAACAACACCGTACCTGTTTCGCTGACATCCACAACCATTACTGGTTCTGTCGCGGTAACAGGCCCTCTTACAGACGCACAACTTCGAGCAAGCGCCGTCCCCGTATCTCTGACCTCAACCACCGTAACAGGCACCGTAGCTACCAAGGAAACTCGCAGCGCCACTAACACTACCGCAACCGTAGCTGGTTCTGCCACTGTCGTCACACTTATTGCCTCAAACGCCAACCGACTAGGCGCAACTATCTACAACGATTCAAGCGCAATCTTATATATGAAACTTGGTGCAACCGCCTCAATCTCAGACTTCACCGCCGTTCTCGCCCCGCTAACCAGTTCTGTTGGTGGCTACTATGAAGTACCTTTCGGCTACACGGGTATCATCACGGGGATTTGGGCTTCAGCCACAGGTAACGCACGAGTCGGGGAACTCACTTAAATTATGCCTATTTATAACCCTGTGGCGGGTGGCGGCGGGGGCACCACTATAACTACCAAGG